AACTTCCCTGGGCAAAAATGTATTCTCATGCATTCCAAGGTCCTGGTGGTTGGTATATTGAGAACTCTCTGACTACTGTGGGTCAGAAAGATCCTGTGTCCGAGTATAATCGTGAACTCTGGAACACGGGTAGTGATAAAGATAAAGAAACAGTGCGTAAGCAAAAGCGCAAACTGAACTACTATAGCAACATCTATGTGGTGAAGGATCCTGTCAATCCTCAGAATGAGGGTAAAGTCTTTCTGTTTAAGTATGGTAAGAAAATCTTTGATAAGGTGATGGCAGCAATGCAACCTGAATTTGAAGATGAAACTCCCATTAATCCGTTTGACTTCTGGCAGGGTGCAAACTTCAAACTCAAAATCCGTAAAGTGGATGGATACTGGAACTATGATAAGAGTGAGTTTGAAACCTCTGCTCCTCTTCTGGAGGATGATGATGCTCTGGAAGCACTCTGGAAAAAACAATATTCTCTCACAGAACTTGTTTCTACCTCTCAGTTCAAGTCTTATGATGACTTGGATAAGCGTCTGAAGTATGTTCTGGGCACAAAGGGAACTCCCCGTATGAGCACGGTGGAAGAGGAAACTGAGTATGACAACTATGTTGAACGCAACGAAACGGTTGTGAAAGAACTAGAAGAGTCCTATGCTCGCTCTAAAACTCCTTCACTTCCTGTTGTGACGAAAGAAGTTGATGAAGACGAGGATGATGCTCTGTCTTATTTTCAGAAACTCGCAGAGAGTTGATTAATCATAAAGTCTAATATTATCAGCTCGCTTGAGGGTTTCGCTCACATACTGAGTGGAACCCTCTTTATATTCCATCATTTCTTCTAAGTCATCAAAGACAATATTTAAATATTGTGGTTTAAGTAAAAAGATATTTCGTTTATCATTATTGATTTTTTCTTCGTGCTCATAGTTGGTGATAGGGCTAGAAACATTACTAACAGTCACCTGAACACCTGTAGAATAGTTGTAGTAACTCACACTCTGTGCAGCACCAACCCTAACTCCTTTAGGAAAAATTACAACATCTTGACTATTTTTAACTTGATTTGACTCATAATGATGAATACCATTATAGAGAGTATTATAGTTACCATATTTTTCTAAAAGAAATGCATCAAATGTTGCTTGAGGCATTGGCCATTCTGTTTGAATGTTTAGGATATTATTAGAGGTAAGAACAACCCAATCTAAAGTGGGATCATTATAAACTTCATTTGCAACATTATCGGGACGATCATCACCACTAATTTGATACTTTTCAAAAAATGTCAATTCTTGAAAAATATCTTCTCTTAATTTTCCTTTTTTGAAAAGATTTTTAACCGTAGAATAATCGGATATAGCAACATCATTTCCATTGCTTGTGCGATTAACATATTCAAAATCAGGTAGATTGCGGAAGTATGGAGTTGCCATTTTAGAAACCTATCTCTGTATCTGCGTCTTCATCAAGTATTGAATAATCATCATTAAATATTGGTTCAAGTTCTTGAAACTGCATCTGCATTTCATATGACACCATTGGACCATCATAAAATGTTGCGTATTGTCCCTCTGGTGTATAATTGACGGTAAAACTAGTCAAAGCACATTCTTTTATTTTACCAATATATTGGTGTTCTTTATCTTCCCCTAAAGCACGATGTATATATCTAATTCCAAAAGTATGTGGTGTTTTTAGAAATAAATTAGACTCTGACCTTTGAGCGGACATTCCTTGTTTAAAAAATCTAAGAATGGCTATAATCGTTTTTGCTTCTGGTTCACTTCTAGCAGACATTTTAAAAGTAAAACCAAAAGTTCTTAATGCGGGTGATTGAAATAATAATTCTAAGTTAGGATTAATAACACTTCCAGTTGTTCTTGTAAGTAATCCCGCTGCTCCACTGGCATTTCCAGCCATTGCTGCGGCTACTGCTGTTCCAACATCCCTCGCACCTGTTCTAATTTTCTCAAGTTCTTGTGCGGTAGAGTCAACAGCGCCTTCCCCACCTTTTTGTATCGTACTTAAAGCAATATTAGCTAATCCAGCTTGTAGAGCATTCATCTCTGCTCCACTCCAATTACAAGAATTTGTATCAGAAATACCTGATGGGATTGGAAGAATTACTGTTCCAATAGTTTTAGAAAAATCTCTTTCTCTTTTAGAAAAACCAAACTCTTCTTTACTAAATTCTTTTGGTCTATACTTTAACATATCAAATTTTATTATATCCTGTTTTGTTGCTCCAATATCAGTCGGATAAGTCAAAATCCCTCTTTGTTTAAAATCACCTCTTGTTCCAGTTTTTGCTTTTCCCTCTTTGGATCCACTAAATTTTTTTGCATCAAATGGATCTGCAGATGTGGCATCTCCAATTGCCTGAGGTGGTTTTTTTCCAACTCCAGTTGATTTAAATTCTTTTGACTCTTTTATTGAATCTAATTCGGATTGAGTTGATATCTTATCATTAGATAGAAGAGCAACAGATTGTTTTTTATTGTTAATTTCAGCGTTTGTTAATTTACCTTGTCCATATGTATTAATAAAAGAATTATATGCTTCCCCTTTAGTGACAGTGCCATCTGAATTTGTTGTTGTTAGTAGACTCCTTTGTGTTAGTGGAGTACCCCCGAGACCGCTTACAAGATATAATTGTCTTTGTCCAGTTGAAACATTTGTGACATTTGCATATCTATTGCCGTCCACACGAAACTCTGAAGAATATTCCTCGGGTTTGTTTAAATTAATAGCTTTCCACCCATTAATTTGTGGTCTATCTGCCATTAGACAAAATCTTTTTATTTATTTAGACGGAATTTTGCATATGGTATCGCAAGTAACTCATCAAGTTCATTGAATTTGATTGTATGAAGTTTACCAGCGACCTCACTCCAAGTATATTGTCTTGCTTGTTGCCAGTGAAAATTGATTGCTTTAAATCCCCACCGCTCTAATGAAGTGCAAGCAATCAGTGGGTGCTGGTCATATTCAATCTCTGGAGTTTTTGGATTATAAACGAAGGTGTAAAACTTCCCTGGTTCTGGGTATAATACTTCTTCCTTAAACAACTCCATAATTATCATCATTAAGTCTTCTGGATCATTCGTTCCAGATTCTAAAATTCTTTTTTTGAGTTCTCTAACTCGTGCTGTTGTGCTAGTATCTACATATTGACCGAAACCTTCTGCCATCAGCGGATACCTAACTCCTCTTCGGTGATAATCTTAAATTCAATCATTCGATCAGCACAAAACTCTTTTGCTGCTTTCCACTTGGATTGATTCACTTCAAAGGTGACACACTCGTGAATATATGACTTGGTAACTCTGCTTCTTTTCACTGGTGGTTTAGTTTGTTTTTTTGGTTTAACCTCAATTACATAAGTCTTCACTTGACCTGTGCTCTCTTTGACTTTGATAATGAAGTCTGGATAATAACGATGAACTCTTTTATCTATTGGTGAGAGATAAGGAATATAAAACTCTTCACTTCCCCACTCTAAAATACTTTCATTCAGGTCGCACCAATGACAGAACTTTCTCTCCCAACTACTACGGCAAATAATATTGTTTGGATCACCTTTGTATTTCTTGGGATAAGAGGGTTTGTATTTGCTTTTAATACTTTCTGCCATTAACCCTACTACATAATATACCGGTCAAAAAGTATTTATAGATGCCTAAAGCTAAAAGCATTCAAGACATTAAAACCAATTTATTAAATCCAGCACTTACTTCTTTATATTATGTTACTGTTGGTAAACCAGCAAAGCAAGAAGCAAATACGTTTTTTCAGAAAAATTTGGGCGTCAACCAAGAAAAATTAAACCTAATGTGCTGTGAAGCTACATTACCAGGGTCTAATTTAGCAACACTTGAACTGACAAATGATCATACTGGTGTTACAGAAAGACATGCATATCGTAGAGTATATGACGATAGAATTGATTTAACTTTCTATGTTGATGTAGAAAATTATCTACCAATTCGTTATTTTGAAACCTGGATGAAATACATTTCACAAGAGTCTATCGCAGAAGGCGCAGGAAAACAATCAACGAAGAATAAAAATTACTTTTATTCTTTCCAATATCCGGATAATTACATGGATCCTAATGGACTGACAGTTACAAAATTTGAAAAAAGCAGTTTAGGTAATGAAGGTAAAACAAGCACTGGTGGAGCAGGAAAGAAGGGAGGAACATTAAAATATACTTTTATTCGTTCATTTCCTGTGAGTATTAATTCAATGCCAGTGTCATATGACTCATCAAGTCTTTTAAAATGTACGGTTTCAATGTCGTATATTCGTTATCTTGTAGAACCATCCAGTGGGAGCACTGATTCAAAATTAGATTCAGCATCAGATTCTTCAACTGCGACTCAAGGAGCTGCAGATAACCCTGCCAGAATAACTGCACAGGATCAAGCAGCTTTTAATAGCGGTGTTCCAGACTATCTCTTAAATCCTCAATTTGGGGTTGGTTCAACTCCCCTACAGAACCAACGTTTAAACATCGGAGGAGTTGATCAGGGAGTTTTGGGAAGAATTAATGGTAATCCAGTAGGTTAATAAATAATCACACTGAAATATTCTATAGGACATCATGCCTTTACCAAAGATTGCTACGCCAACTTATGAACTTGAGTTGCCATCATCAGGAGAAACAATCCAATACAGACCTTTTCTTGTTAAAGAAGAAAAACTACTTGTAATTGCTTTAGAAAGTGAAGACACAAAGCAAATTACAACAGCGATTAAAACAGTTATCAAGAACTGTATTTTAAGCAAGGGAGTCAAAGTTGAAGACCTCCCGACATTTGATATTGAATATTTGTTCCTTAATATTCGTGGTAAGTCAGTAGGAGAAGAACTTGATGTTAATATTATCTGTCCTGATGATAATGAAACTCAAGTTCCTGTAAAAATTAATCTTGATGACATTAAAGTTCAGAAAATAGAAGAGCACACAAATCGTATCAAAGTAGATCAAAGTATTATGATGGAGATGAAGTATCCATCACTAGAGCAGTTTATTAAAAACAATTTTGATTTTAATGAAAAAAATGCGATGGATCAATCCTTTGAGTTGATTGGATCTTGTATTGATAAAATTTTCACAGCAGAAGAAGCATGGGCTGCTTCAGATTGCACGAAGAAAGAACTGAATGAATTTTTAGAATCTATGAATTCCTCACAGTTCAAAGAAATTGAAAAGTTTTTTGAAACGATGCCAAAACTTTCTCATACGATTAAAGTTAAGAATCCAAAAACTGAAGTTGAAAGTGAAGTTGTTCTGGAAGGGTTAGCATCTTTTTTCGCGTAGCCATGGTCCATATGGACCTGGAGAACTATTTCAGGCTTAATTTTTCGTTAATGCAGTATCATAAATATTCTTTATGGGAGATTGAGCATTTAATACCTTG